CTTTGCGTATGGTGGACCCATGCGCTAATAAATCTATCTATTGGATGTCTGACTACACAAAAAGATAGGGAATCATTCCATACACTTACGCTATATTCTGAAGGAATCTTATGATTTACTAGATGATCGTACTTAGTGTCATTGTTCTTCTTAAGAACTGATAATATACTAGTTCCTCCAGTTTTAGGAATGTGTATAAACAGCACATCCTTTCCTTTGATTTTAAATAAGTTTTTCATTTTATTTTTCTTTGAGTTGAACTCTGCCATATATTTTAGATGAGCATTTCACTTATTTTTATGAATTGCCTCCTATCACTTTGAAATTTTAACGGTCTCAGAGAGCACCATGCTCTTCATCTTCTGAACAAGATCCGCAGTCACTCCTGGAGTAGTCTGCATCTTAGCATCTATGATTGCTGCCATTTGGGTTAAGAGTAGAAAGAGCTGATCACCTAAGACTGCTGATCCTAAGACTGCACTGTGTCCAACTCTCACATAGTTCCCGTTCATCCAAATGTCGTTGGATGCAGCTTCGATCTCACTGCCCGCAGTCATATTGATAGTACTGTTTGAGGTGATGTTGATCTCTCCTCCTCTTAATTCTATTGATGATGAACTTTCATCGTGTTCTATAGTTATTGCTCGATCCTGTCCGATATTGATCCGTGATCCTTTTAATTGAATAGTGATTCCTTTATTGACTGTGAACCATACCTTAAGTTCTTCATCGCCATCAAAGAGTACAATATGAGATCCGAAGTATTCTCCTTCTTTTTGAAGTTCCTCCTTTGCGTCTTCAGCTAGCTCGTGTATTGAATAGTATTCAGGAGCATACTGGTTCCCATTATTGAATTCAACGGCTACCACTGATCCTATCTTAGGTATCGAGATCGATCCTCCCTTTCCATCCTGTCCAAAGAATGCTGATTTTTGTTTTGGATAGGCCCATGGAAGATCGTCAACTTCAATGTCGTCATGTACACCAAATATTCTAATTCGGCATCTTCCCTCTCTTCTAGGATCGTCGATATCTACTATTGATCCTAGGTATTTTCTGTTGTCATCTTTCATATTAGATTATACTGTGATCAATTATATATGTTCCCTCCTGGTTCAGTTGGATACTGAGCAGACTGGTCTCCATTTGTAGGATATCCTATTGGATATGCGTCTCCAGTAGGCACATTTGGATACATGGCAGGGGCATCTCCATTAGATGGATATCCAATTGAGTATGCATCGCCATTGGGCTCCTGTCCATATTGAGCAGGTTGATCCCCGTTTGTAGGATATCCGGTTGAATACGCATCTCCTCCACTTGGCTGTGGATAGGACGCTGACTGATCTCCATTAGATGGATACCCTATTGGATAGGCGTCTCCACTAGGTTCAGGTCCGTATTGAGCAGATTGGTCTCCATTTGTAGGATATCCTATTGAATATGCGTCTCCGCCTCCAGGCTGAGGATACTGAGCAGGCTGATCCCCATTTGTGGAATACCCTATTGGATAGGCATCTCCACTAGGCTCTGGTCCGTATTGAGCAGGCTGATCTCCATTTGATGCGTATCCAGTAGTATAAGCATCTCCGCTAGGCTCCGGTCCATACTGAGATGGCTGGTCTCCATTTGACGCATATCCAGTATTATAAGCATCTTCACTAGGTTCAGATTCATATTGTGCCGGAGTATCTCCGTTTGACGCGTATCCGGTAGTATAGGCATCCCCAGTAGGCTCAGCTGGATATTGTGCAGGTTGATCACCATTTGATGCGTATCCTGTAGCATAAACATCGTTAGTTGGGGGCTGCATCCACTTTGGAGGCCGATCTCCATTTGTTTCGTATCCAGTTTCGTATGAATCTCCAAATGAAGGTTGAGGATATTCAGGAGTAATTGCATCGTTTGTTGAATATCCTATGCCGTATGCCTTTCCTTCGCTAGGAGCGGCCTTTTCAGGAACCTGATCTCCATTAGACGCGTATCCTGTTGAATAGACGTCTCCTATTTCTACCTTTCCAGTATTGATCTCAGACAGGCTTTCGGCGTCTATGAAGTTGCTCGCAGCATTGAGTGCAGGATTGAGAAGTCCTCCGATGCTAGATAGATTGCTCATGAAATTCTGACCTGCTTGTGCAATATCGTCTCCGACCACCGGTAATCCACTTAGGAACCCTCCAAAATTCTGTACGCTAGTTCCAACATTTCTAACTCCCCATGGGTTTCGAATATTGGTCTTGTCAGGATCGTCGTATATCTTTGAGCCGTCTCCAAATTTAACCTCTTCTTCTACCCATCCAACCTTTATCCCAAATTGATTTCCTTCTGCTACTCTTCCCTGTCCACCTATCTTTATGCTTTGAGGAGTTGGCAAGGTCTCGGAAAAATCAAATTCACACTGTCTACATGAGAATTTGATGTATCCGTATTGGTCCATCACATTAGAGAGCACATTGCCTCCTCCAAAGATGTTACCTAGAGCTGATGTGTTTACTCCAAGAGCTTGAGCAGTTCCTTGGGCTACTCCGGGAAGCCTGAATCTAAGATTTCTGAATTCAGCAATATAGATGTCAACTGAGAACCATCTAAGGTTATCTGGGACTCTTTCTCTTCTGAATTTAGTATCGAATATCGAGTTTCGATAGAGGCCTGCAAGTTCATGTATCCTAAGGTCAACCGCTTCTAAGGTTTGGATCTTCAAATTGATGTCCTTTGACTTTTGTCCAAGAGACTGATCTGTTGCCTTTTGATAGATCTGAGAGAGCCCTTGGATCTCTTGAAAGTACCACGGTGCTTGAAATGTGAGATATCTGAGGATCTCTCTAAAGGTTTTCATTGCACTTGCTTGGGCAGTATACCCTCTTGAAAGAAGAAATGGTATCGCTGCCGCGTTCCCTGATTCTTTAAAGAGTGGGCTATTCCACAGGTTCACCTCATCTAGTGGACCATTAGGAGCAGGGGTGTCTTCAAACTTAAAGTCTAGAGCAAATGTCAAATAGGTAGGCTCGTCAAAAGGATCAATGAACACTCCCTTCCTAAAATTATCATGTTTTCTATTTAGTCCTATGAAATTATGAGCCATGTTTAAATATCATTTTGAGTATCCCAATTCACCTTAGATAAGATCAATTCCGTCTTGAATTTGTATCTTGGATCTAGTGCGTCGTATAAGTATTTAACCCCTGCAACATAATACCTGCCACTAAGGGACTTATCTAATTTGGTTTCATACACCGATCTCTTTTCATCGTCTATTGGATTGGCCTCTTCGCCATCCTGCTGCCTATATGAATTTCTCATGTACTCATCCTGTACTGGATTGAATATTAGAACAGGGACCGCTGCGCCTCTTATTATTTGAAAGGCAGTTCCGTGAGTTTCAACTATTAGACCTACCTTCTTCAATTCTCGATTATTATGATCATTGATCATCTTAGCGGCATTCCACTCTCGATGATTATTTCCATAGTCTATCCCGGTCATGATCTTGTTAGTGTTACCCTTTAGATCTTCATCAACTGGCTCAAGACCAGTTCCAGCACTCTGCATGGGAGGTTTAATAGGCTTTGCGTTGAAATTAGTGAACTTATCCCCTTCTTCCAGGGTATGGTCATAGTAGTAGATCCTCTTCTCATAGCCCTTCTTCTTTAAGATCTCTCCAGCATTGCCAACAGGGCGATAGTTTATGATGTATTCAGGTCTTCCCTTGCTCTCGTCCTTGTTCGTCAGTAGAATTGGAATGACACTCTCTGTTGATTCTTCTACTGATATTCGATCCTTTGCAAGCACTGACCCTGATAGGGCAGAAGAATCAACTGTGTTATCGTATGTGGAATTCAAGCTCTGTCCGTCTTTCAATTGCTGTATCACATTTATGTAGTTCAGATAGTAGTACTTATCAATGAACACATTAAAGAATGTATCATCGTTTTGATATGCATGAGACGCAATCTCCTTGATGAAACTGAAATTGTCACGATTAGGATTGATCCAGGTCATGCTGTCTTGCGGATTAGAATCGTTCTCAGCAAAACCAAGACCTGAATCCTTTGCCACTCTCGCTAGGGCTTCTTTTGAAGTTCCAATATAGGATCTAGATGAGTTATCATATAGTCTAGGAACATATAGTTCTCCGGTTGCAACGTATTCTGAGCCTCCAGTTGCTCGATTTGCCTCGTTTTCAATTGAATCTGATACGCACTTTAAGCTAGTCAATATGAAATCGCACCTGATCGGTTTGAACTTTTCACTTTGAGTCTTGATATAGACGCTCATGACTGGATCGTTCTTAGGAAAATTAGGACCGTTTAGGGCCCCGCTTGCCTCTTTGAATATCACCTTTATTCTAGGAATGATCCCTGTCTCGTCCAAGACCATCGATGATACATTAGAGATCCCTATTCGATTGATCATAAGATAGGGAGAATCTGAGCCTATTGAATCGCCCGCAGA